AAACGGCCCGGGATGCGACACCCCTTTCTAGCCGCAAAAGGCGCAGCTGTCCGCAGGCTTTCGCTGCAGCCCGCTGATGTACTCTAAAACTATCCGAAGTCCTCACGAGGCCACGGCCCTCGATTCGTTGAGCCGATCGGCAACAATCTGGATCGCGCGTTGCCAGTGTCGTTGCGCTGTCCTGGTGCAGCAAGCAGCACGTATCGAGATGTCCCGCCAGCCGTAGCGCCTGGCCCGCATCCAGACGATATGACGCTGCTCGACTTCCAGCCACTGCACCCAGCGCATC